TTTAGGACTGTTTTATGTATATTAATTTCATTAGCCATTTCTAACTACTTTAAATACGTTATCTTTATTAATAACTGCTGTTGTTCCGTCTATTACAGACTTAACTAATACTCTGTAATATCTTTCTGGTTGTAAACCATCCATATATACATCGAAGAATGAACCTTTTTCATCACAAGATATCTTTGTAAACTCATCATCAAAAGGTATAACCATCTCTTCTGTAAATTCATCTCTCAATCCCCAGTATGATTCTTGAGGTAGAGCGTAATTTGTCTTATATACCGAACTTGTGCTAAAGGTTCTAACTGGGTATTTAGGTCTAGCTAGTAATCTAAATCTCTGTTTACCTATATCTGGGTATTGTCCTTTATTATTTGTAAGATCAATTTCAGCTATATCGGTTCCTAGTACATCTAAGCTTCCGGTAAGATACGAACTATCATCCCATTTTATGTCTAAAGTTGGAGGATATATTGTATTTGTATTAGAGCTATAGAATTTATGTCTAACTGAGGATGACATGTTAAACTCCATATCGTATGGAAATTTAAGTATAAATCCATTGTTTGTAATACTTCCTGTGGAAAATAATTTAACCGCCTCAGTAACATTAATATTAACGTCTACACTATCATTTACTTCAAAGCTTTGGCTAGCTTCTAAGTCAATTCCATTAGAACCCGTATACCAGTTTCCACCGCCGGGATACCCTTCAAGATAAGAGCCCGTAATATACTGCGGCATATTTACAGTATTATGAGCAAGCGTCCAAGAACCTTGGTTTTGCTCTAACGCGTATCTCCAAGCTGCTCCAGAGGCGTCCCATGGGTAATCTCCGTACTTGCCCACTCCTCCATCCCAATATTCATAAACCGGGTATGCGAATACTGAATGGGAGGTTGGTGTTTCGTAAGCAGATGCTATCTTTAAGTTTATACTGGCACTATAGTTTCTCTCTCCTACTTTATTAATTAGTACTTGATTTACTTCACTATCGGCAAAATGTATAAGTATTCTAGACATTTGAGGTATTTCGGATATGTTATATCCTCCTAGCTCTAACATCTCATCGTACCCAGCGTTTGCAATTGGTACTTCTGTGTAGATAAATGTATCTTTATTGGGGAATATTTTATATACTGCCATATTATAATGTTGTTACTCGTCCTTTAATATCCTGCTCTGGGAATTTTACTTCGAAGATACATGGATCATATGAAGGGTAGACTACGTTATTTCTTGTTGCTCCTTTTACATCGTAACCAAAAGCACTGTAGTTGCCGCCTGCTTTGTTTACAACTTCTATATTCTGAACTGTTTGTACTCCTTTTACTTTATCTAATGTAGAATAAATCTGTGATAGATTTACAGGTTGATTGATTGTCCATTTTGAAGTATCAAACAACTCTTGTAGTTTTAAGTTACAGTTAAGTAGCACATCTCTACCGCTATAATCCGGTCTAACTACTATATCGTAATTTACACCTATATTAACTACAAACGCATCTTTTATATTAATTGAATCAGTAAGTAACATATACTCAGAAAGATATGTTTTTAAATTTTCTTTTAACTTAGTTGAGCCTTGAGCTAGTTTTTTATTTATATCATAAGATAACACGTATAGTGATATAGCTAGAGGATTATTATCTACTAACACAGAATCAATACTATTTGAGTTAGTTAATTGATCTTGGGTAGCATACGCTTTAGCTATACTTCCAAATTTACCCGGTAGTGATAGAGCCCTAACTGTATAATCCTGTAATGTTACAGCCCTATTTTGTTCGTTAAAAGACCTCAAAGAATTCTCTCTTAACTCTTCTACAGTATCTCCGTCTCTACCTCCTGCAGCTGGTTTTGGATTATTGTATGCTAGTACTGCATCTACTGGTAGTACATCTATATTAGATGCAACCGTAATTGTATTAGCGGGAACGTTAGATGTCACTCCTCCTCCGGTCAAATACTTTATGGTTAGTGTCGTGTTGTTCGGTGCTATTCCGTACGATTTACTATATAGAAAGTTAGAGGGGTCAAACGCTTTATCTATCGTACTATCTCCATTATTATTGCCCATATTTAAATTAGAAGGGTCTGGAAGTATTACTGAGTCATCACTACTGTTTGTACCTGCACCAAATTGGAGCTGTAGATATCCGCTGGATAAAAATCTTGAAACAAATCTTCTTGGTACTTTCCTTAAACTTAAAGTGTGAGGCAGTCCATTAGAGGTAGTTGTTGTCGCTTCTTCATCTACGTAGACTGTATCTTGACCTAAAAATGGCACTTCGTACCAAACATTATTATCAGAATCAGTAACTTCTAATACCCTAACAATATTACTATCTTGAATAGTGATTGTTTTAAATTTTTCTACCGATGTTATAGTTTGTGTAGTAGTTTTAACTTCACCAGAAATTGCTTTTACTTTCTTTGTAAGTTTATAATTCTCAGGGAGGTTAGATCCATCTAAACTATTAATTATAACATCTGTGGGATCAAATGAACTTGAATAACTAAAGTCAATTCTTTGATCTATAATAAAGGGTGTTTGTGAACTATCTGTAGATTTTAGTATAGCGTTTGGCTGTATAACAGCTGCTTGAGTCCAGTCAGGATTGTAACTTCCACCGGTCGCATCTATTATTTGAGAAATCTCTACTTCTACTTCTGAGACTCCGGTGGTTTTTGGTTTATATCCCATCATATACGCTAACGCATATAAGTTTTTAGGATCTTTAGCGTATGTTAAATACGTTTCTTGAAGCTGTGTATCTTGATAGAAAGATAAAACATCTCCTACATAAGAAGCCATTTCTATAAACATCATACCCGGTGAGGTAGGAGAGAAATCGTTATAGGTATCAGGGAAGTAGTTTTTAGCGTACTCCACTAACTGATTTCTAAAATCAGAAAAGTCTTTATTGATATACTTTATATCCCTTTCTTCTGCCATTACTGTTCTATATTAATTAGAAGTTCATCTTCTATATTTGTATCTATTATTTTATACTGTAGATAAAACCTAATTGTGTTTGAATCCGGTATAGCTGTAAGTTCAAACTTGGTTGGAGAAACTCTAGGGAAATAAGTAGATAAGTCATCTTTAATCAACTCTTTTATATCCTCTAAAGTATCTTCATTTATATTTTCAAATAACAATTTTCTAATATCAGAACCAAAAGTAGGGTTAAGGTAACGTTCACCTTTGTTAGTCAAAAAATAATTAATTAGGTTATTCCTAATAGCGTCTTTAGTTAGATAGTTGGAATTGAATACAGCGGTACCTGTAAATGGTAGGTCTACTCCGATTGCTTTTCTATCCTCTAAATCTAAAGGGTATATTTTTTGAATTTGAAATGCCATTATAGTTTATTACTACTTTTTTCGTTAGCTAGATCTAAAACTTTTTTAGCTTTTTTAACAAAACTTAATTGAGAAATATCTAAACCGGGCATATTTTCCGGTGTTGTCATTCCCATTTGATTAGCCATAGAGGAAGCAAAATTTGGTTTCTGAATCATAGATGAATCAAAATTCATTACATTTCTTGCGTCTTCCCCAGACATATTCTGTTTAGTTTGGTTCAACATCTCTTGAATTGGATCTCCAAAGTTAAGGTTTGTTAGTTTTGGCTTCATGTCAGGTAAGCCCATCATTTCGGCTAGATCTTGTCTTGAAGGTTTTTTTGGTGCAGACCACGAGGTTTCCCCTGCTTTTGGAGCAGGTTGTAATCCTGTTGGAGTGCTAGCTATTTTTACCGCTTCGTTCATTACCTCTTGTAACTCTTCCTTAACGGCAGCTCTCACTTCTTCTCGTATAATCTGTCTTAGTTGATCGAGTTTCATATATATAAATAGTTAGTTTATGGAAGTTGATTATCTATTCTAAATTTTAATTCATCTATTAGTACCTGTTCAGAGCTTGCAAAGGATAAAGGTCCTTTTAGTACTATAATACCTCTAAAATCTTTTGCTACTGCTTGTCTCTGTGGTACATTTATTCCTGTTTCTGTATTTGTGACTATAGACAGAGTGTAGGTATTTCCATTTGTAGTAGATGTATACTCTGTTCCTTTACCTATTCCTCCAGCAGTAGTAGAGTTGTTCTTATCTTGTAGTCCATCTAGTATGTCTTTTCTATCTTTATCTGATAGGTTAGGATTAGAGGTACATCTAGCTAATAGCATTTCTATACGGCTTATTTTCATCTTTATAGGAGTAAAAACACCTGTTGCAGAAGATAGTATAGCTTTGATAGCTTCTTGGTCATCTTCTAAAGTATTAATCATCTTTGAAGTAAAAGTTAATACTTGTGCTTGTGCTTGTATTACTCCTGTTGGAACAGAAAGTATCACACCTCCTGCAGGACCTGGCGGTAAACCTATTGTTGAAGGTAGGGGCATATGTGCTAGAATCTCTACTACTATTTTACCTGCTAGTATTGGTTTATCTAATTTCTTTGGAAGTTTTTCTAATTGCCCTACCTGTCTATCTACCTTATTCATTAAACTATTTACATTGTCAACAGTCTTACCCATTTGCTTTAAAACTTCAGGCGGTGGACATTGATTAAGTAGTTCGTTTATAATTTCATTTACTTTAGGTTCAGCATATTCAATAGCCATTGCTAACAAATCTCCTACTTTAAGAGCAGAAAATTGTGCAAGGAAGCTTTTAAATTCTTTTAAATATCCGTGTGGCATTATTCAGTATATACTTTTCTAGATTTAAGTTGAGATTTACCTCCGGGGTTTATTTGGTTCTGTAAGCCTTTAAGAGATGCTTTCATTACTTTTCCTCTTGTTATTAAATTCTGTACATTTACTCCGGCTGTTCCTGCTACAATTAAATCATCAGCTAATGCTTGGAGATTGAATAAAAGGGTGTGTAGGAATCCTTCCATTGACTCCCCTAGTATAACCGGTTCGAATTCTTCTACTAATGCTTTTTCTCCTAAGTATATTTTTTCAGCATCTAATGCAATATAGTCTTTAGCGTCTAGATTTACAGTTTTTGAAGAAACTCCAAATGCTTCTTTAGTTGAAAATAAAGTACTCTCTTCTTTTGAGTTAAAATACAACCTACCACCGTTAATCATGACTTGAGATCCCTTATATGTATCTGCCTTAATAGGAGGTTTTTTCCAAGCTTTTGTTTTATCTCTAGCTTGTTTTAAGGGTGCTGTTTGATTAGATAATAAGTAAATAGAAGAATCATCTTCATTTATATTCTCTTCTATTAAATCATCTCCATTACCAACTTGTTTCTGTCCATTACTAATTAAAGTAAACGGGTCTCCATCATTTGATTGATCAGTAAATGAATTCTTATAATGTTTAGCTCCTGAAAATCTAATTGACTGTCCATGTCTACCTTCTACTAATATATCACCAGGGTAGGGAGTTAAAGGATTAATGTCTGTTAGTTCCTTAAAATCGTTACCTAGTCCTTTTTTAGTTTCTTTTTGATCAGGAGCTGCGTTATGATGTGGGTGGTTCCAAACTGAGACTATAGTCGAGTAGTAAGCTTGTGTACTGGTAGAGTTAAGTGAGCCTAATTTAGAGTTTTCAATACCCGTAACTACTTTTTCATCAGGGGCATGGGAAATTAATACAATCTCATTAACCAGAGGTAGGACTCTAATAGAAGCGTTCAAAGGATACGCTATGGGAAGAGTTGTAGTATCACTAGTATCTACTCTTCTATCTACAGGTGCGTATTTTATACCTCCTATACATTTATTTCGTCCGTACTTATCGTATTCAGGATGAGATTCATCTAATATTACATCAAGTACGCGTACAGGGGTAAGTTCCTTAGCTCTAGAATTAGGGGCTGTAGAATTTGAGTTTTGAGAATATGTGTTAGTTGATAAACTACTCATCTGTTTCTTCTACTTTCTTAGTAGCTTCTAATTCCTCCTCTATTTGATTTTGTTCGTCTAATAAGTCTTGTAAGTCTGAAAAGTCAAAGTCACTTCCTGCTTCACCTTTAGCTTCTGCGCTTACTATCCTTTGAATGATTGTGGCCATCTTAATTAAAGCGTCGTCATTCTTTACACCTATCTCCATGTACTCTTTTATCATAGGGACGATTAAAGTCGCATCTCCTATGTTCTCTATTAGAGGTTTTAACTCTCTAATTAACCCTTGGACTTGTGATCTTGTATCTTTAGAGTTATCGTAGATTTCTCCGAAAAGATCTGATAGGGTCTTTCCATTAAATATTTCTTTATCTAAACTCATAGTTTATAGTTTTATTATAAATAGAGTTACAATGGTTTTCTAGAAAG